CCCGTTCTGGTCTCCGGACACGGTTAAGCGCGCGCTCACGTCGCTGAAAAAGAATGGCCTGATTTACGTTGAGCAGCTGAAAAAATCGCAGCATGACCGTACGAATTTTTACGCAATTAACCACGAAAACCCACTTCTCACCGATGAGGGCAATTTGCACTCATCGAGCGGTGCAAATTGCACTGTTCGAAAAGTGCAGATTGCATCCATCGATAAGGGCAACTTGACCTCATCCATCGGGGCAAATTGCCCTGTTCTTACAGAGAATACAACAGAGAATACTACAGAGATTACTACAGGTAATTCTTGTCAGGTTGCCGGGCAACCCGACCGCGATGTTGAACTGACCGATCAGGCCAAAAAGGTTTTAACCCATCTGAACCAGGTCACCGGCGCAAAATTTCAGGTCTGCAAATCCTCCATTGAGAATATCCGTGCTCGCCTGGCTGAGGGGTATGAGGCTGATGAGCTAATGCTTGTGGTCGATTACAAAAACGTTCACTGGCAAAACACTGAACAGGCTCAGTACCTGCGCCCGGCAACGCTGTTTATCCCGAAGAACTTCCCCGGCTATCTCCAGTCGGCAACCAAATGGCACAACTCCGGCCGTCCGCCATGCGTCAACGGCAAGTGGCAGCGCGATGTTATGCACGTGCCGAACGCTAACTACGACATTCCTGAAGGCTTCAGGGGGTAACGATGAACACTGAAACTTTGATTCTGACTCACCTGATGCGGCATAGCGGGCAGAAGCCGGGCCAGATTGCCGAGGCGGTTGGACGCTCAGTCAGCACCGTTAAGAGCTCGCTTCAGGCTCTGACCACTACCGGCGATGTCTGGTATGACGCTGAAGCCCGCTATTACGCCGCTGAAGAAATGGGCCAGTGCGATGAGGCATACGCAACGCTGAGCGACAAAGCGCTGAGCCTGCAGGATAAAAACCTCTGGTACCGCGCGGCGCGCGTCTGGCTTGAAGCTCATGACGCTACCCAGCGCCCCGGGCTTCGGCAGAAGGCAATCATCTGCCGCGCCCAATGTATTAAGCGCGGGAACAGCATGGCACCGAAGCCTTTGCCCGATCCGCTGGTTATGGGAAATAAGCGCCGATGATAGCTGCCATCAAACGCCATTACTGGCGTAACGAAGATTTTTACCGTGGCGCGCGCATCGCGGCGCTGATGATTACCGGATTGATTATTGCCCTGGCATGGGAGTTGAAAGCAGCATGACAACACTTTCACAGTATTACTCGCAGAAGAAAAAAAACGGCACTGGTACAAGAGTTAACAAAACTTTCATGGTGCCATTTGAAGAACTGTACACCGTTGAAGGCGAACAGGGCCGAGATTTGAACCCAGCGCATGCTCAAAAGATGTGTGAACTGTGGATGTCAGGCTCCGACCTCCCAGCACTTCTGGTGAAAGTTACCGAGCGTGGAGTGAAAATCATTGATGGTCAGCATCGTTTTGCGGGTGCCGGCTTGGCCAGAGCAAAAGGGCACGATGTGCCACGTCTAGAATGTAAAGACTTTATTGGGACAAAGTTGGAGGAGTTGGCAGTTCAGACGGGCAGCAGTGAAGGTTTAGCCATCACGCCTATAGAGCGAGCTATTAACTACAACAAAGCACGGAAATGTGGCTGTACCGTGGCTGAAATAGCCAAAGCTTTTCATCGTTCAGTGACGGACGTTGAAAACCACCTGCAGTTGCTGGCATCAGGCGAAGATTTGGTAAGCATGGTCAACGCTGGGGAAGTTTCGGCAACAACAGCCGTTGAGCTAAGTAAGAAACACGGCGCAAGTGCTGGTCGCGTTGCTTCTGAAAAGCTGGAAAAGGCCAAAGCCAGCGGCAAGAAGAAGCTGACCCGTTCGGCGGCCATCCCACAGTTCAGCGCAGCGCGCGCCCGTAAGCTGGTGGAGCTGTTGACCGAGGCTGAACATACGACTGATCAGCAAGGCGAGAATGCGCTTTGGCTCCCTTCCGACACCATCCTGGAAGTGATGGCAATCGTTGCAGAGTTTCGCCAGCACCAGAGCGGGGAGGGCGCGTAATGCCATATCAACTCATTTACGCCGATCCGCCGTGGTCATACAACAACAGCGCCAGCAATGGCGCTGCTACTGACCACTACCATACCATGTCCATGACCGATCTGAAGCGCCTGCCCGTGTGGGCGCTTGCCGAAGAAAACGCGGTGCTGGCGATGTGGTACACCGGCACCCACAACCAGGAGGCGCGGGAGCTGGCGGAAGCGTGGGGCTTTCGTGTGCGCACGATGAAGGGATTTACCTGGGTGAAGCTGAACCAGCTGGCTGAGCAGCGGTTTAATCGGGCGCTGACGGAGCAAACCATCCACGACTTCACCGACTTACTGGACATGCTCAACGCTGAAACTCGCATGAATGGCGGCAATCACACCCGCAGCAATACCGAGGATGTGCTGATAGCGACGCGCGGCGCCGGCCTGGAACGGGCCAGCGCATCGGTTAAGCAGGTGGTGTATTCCTGCCTGGGCGAACACAGCGCGAAGCCGTGGGAAGTGCGCCGCCGGCTTGAGCATCTTTATGGTGACGTGTCACGCATTGAGCTATTCGCGCGGACCGCCGCCGATGGCTGGGACTGCTGGGGCAACCAGTGTGACAGCAGCGTGCAACTGATCGCCGGGAGGGTTGCATGATAAAGCTACATCTTGGTGATTGTTTTGAAGTGCTCCCGACCCTGGCGGCGGCAAGCGTCGACATGGTTTGTGCTGACGTACCATACGGTACAACAGAGTGCAAATGGGATTCTGTTCTCGATCTCGAGCGCATGTGGGCTGAGCTATACCGCGTAGCCAAGCCAAATGCGGCAATCATCATTTTCTCAGCTCAGCCGTTCACCAGTGTTTTAGTCGCCAGTAACCTCAAGCACTGGCGAAGTGAATGGATTTGGGAGAAGGGAAATGCCACAGGCTTTCTAAACGCCAAAAAGCAGCCATTGCGCGCCCACGAAAACATTGAGGTGTTTTATCGCCGGCAGCCAACTTATAACCCGCAATTCACTCACGGGCACGAGCGGCGGACCAGCAAACGCAAGGCAGTCAATTCTGAGTGCTATGGCAAAGCCTATACGTTAACTGAATACGACTCGACATCACGCTACCCGCGAGACGTTCAGTTCTTCTCGAGTGACAAGCAAAGAGGTAATTATCACCCCACTCAGAAGCCATTGGCTTTGCTACGGTACCTGATTGAAACCTATACCAACCCTGGAGAAACCGTGCTTGATTTCACAATGGGTAGCGGTACCGCTGGCGTCGCATGTCAGGAATCAGGCCGCAGATTCATAGGAATTGAGAAAGACCCTGCAATTTTCCTGACGGCATGCGATCGCACCGGGTACAGAAAAAACATCACGGAGGCGGCGTAATGAAATTGACACTGCCTTTCCCTCCCAGCGTCAACACATACTGGCGAAACACCAGGAAGGGAGTATTAATCAGCGCCTCCGGGCGCTCTTTCCGGTCTAACGCGCTGGCGGACATCATGGAACAACTCCGCCGCTTGCCTGAGCCGATTACAGTGAACGTGGCTGTTTCGGTAATTCTCTATCCGCCGGACAAGCGGCCACGCGACCTGGACAACTACCTGAAAGCAGCTTTCGACAGTCTGACGCATGCTGGCGTATGGGTAGACGATAAGCAGATTAAGCGGTTTACGGTGGAGTGGGGGCCGTTGACTAAAAGGGGTAAAACGGAAATTACTATAAATCCATACAGTGAAATCTGCAGCGATAGGTAAGAATTGTCTGTGCGGTTATGATGTTTTAGCGGCGAGGATGTGCAGAATTTTCGCCGCGTTGGTTGGTCCCGTTCGCGTGCAGGTGATGGGGCGGGGCCTAAGAAAAATCAGTGTGGAGATTACCGATATGCATAATCAGCTTTTAGTGATTGATGATATTTCCGTTCGCCGTGACCAGACAGGTCGCTACTGCCTTAATGATTTTCATCGTGCTGCTGGTGGGCTTGATAAGCACAAGCCAGCATTCTGGCTTCGCAATGAGCAAACTGAGCAATTAATCGCCGAGTTGCAAATTAGCAACTCGACCCACAGCGAGCCAGTTAATACTATTCGCGGCGGCAGAGAGCAGGGTACTTACGTAAGCAAAGAGCTGGTCTACGCCTATGCCATGTGGATCAGCCCGGCATTCAACCTGAAGGTTATTCGCACATTCGATGCGATTGCCACCCAATCTGCAGCACCAGCTTTCTCCGACCGCATTCAGGCCGGAGTAATCCTGCTGGAATCCGCAGCCAGAACGCTCAATCTGTCCAACTCATCAAAGCTGGGCGCTTACCACAAGCTGCAGCAGGTGGCTGGCTTACCTGACCTTATGCCTCATTACGCTATCGACGCCCCTGCTGACGCGGTAGATGGTTCCAGCCGCCCGACGCAGTCACTTACCCAACTGCTGAAAATTCACGGCGTACGCCTTTCCGCCGGGCAGGTATACACGCAGCTGGCAAAGCTTGGCGTAACCGAGCAGAAAGTCCGCCCGAGCCGTTCAGGTGTTGGCGGTGTGAAACGCTTCTGGTCGCTGACGGCCAAAGGCTGCATGTACGGCAAAAATATCACCAGCCCGGCAAACCCACGCGAGACGCAGCCGCATTTCTTCGAGTCACGCTTTGCTGAACTGCTGCGCCTGCTTGAAACAGTGCACTGAGGTGTCAATGCGAGCATTACTTACACCAGAAGTGGCCCCGCGCACAGGCATTGTGCTGTTCAAACCCGGCAGCGATCTGATGTCCCTGTTTCGTGGCCGCGTGCTGATCACCGTTCCGCCTGGCGACATGGAAAATTTGCCATCCGGACGGATTAATGACAGCGCGCAGCCACTGCTCGATGATCAGCAACTGGCGGAATTCTTTGCCAGCGAAAGGGTGATCACCGCTGCCGGCGGCATGGTGGCGCTGAGAGGGTGGCTGGAGGGTGTCACATACTGCCAGTGCGAAACGGAAGACGGCTATCACTACCACGAACTGACAACGCTCGACGTTGGCACCGGGGCGATCAGTGTCTGTCACCATCATGATAATCTGCTGCGTAAGAACGGAGTACCGCAGTCACTGGAAGCCACAGCAGCAATCAACGTGGCCGCCTGGGTGATCAGCGCCGCCTGCAATCAGATGGGGCTTGGCCGTGATCACCTCATGACGCTGCCTGAGCTGTGCTGGTGGGCGTCACTGAGGGGAGTTATTGACCTCATACCAGAAACGCCGGCGCGCGTGGTGCTGCGGATGAAAAAGGAATCGGTGCTGACCGGAGCCATTCGCGAAGCAGCCATTACGCCGGAGCGTTCAGGGCGTGAAATCCTGCAGGATGCCGGGGAAGTGGTTAAGCAGGTGATCACCCTGCAGGCGGACCCGGACTCGCCTGAATCATACATGGCGCGCCCGAAGCGTAAGCGCTGGGTCAACGAGAAGTACACGCGCTGGGTAAAAGCGCAGAGCTGCGCCTGCTGCAATAAGCCGGCAGACGATCCACACCACATCATCGGACACGGCCAGGGAGGAATGGGGACAAGGGCACATGATTTATTCGTGATACCGCTGTGCAGAGCGCATCACGACGAGCTACATCGCTCACCGTCAGATTTTGAAGAGAAGTATGGCAGCCAGATAGAGCTGCTGTTCCGGTTCCTCGATCACGCGATTGCAGTCGGTGTGATTGGGGCAGATAAAAAATAAAGCGTGTGGAGTAAATAATTATGCGTGACATGTCACAGGTATTAGAGCGTTGGGCAGGATGGGCACGGACAGATAATAGCGGTGTCGATTACTCGCCAATTGCAGCCGGATTTAAGGGATTGCTTCCACAGAATTCGAAGTTGACCCTCACATGTACAGATGATGACGGTTTGGCTATAGAGTCTTGCCTTGTAAGGTTAAGACGCATACGCCCAGAAGAACATGATTTAGTAATTCTTTATTATTTTTGTCGATTATCTAAAAGATCAATAGCCAAAAAATTTAAATGTGACGAGAAATTAATAAGGATAAAGTTGCAGATGGCAGAGGGCTTTATCGAAGGCTGCTTAACTATGGCGGAAATTAATCTGAGTTTTGATTAGCTACACCAGTGTGGTGAAACAATGACACTGCCATGTGTCTAACATAATAAGGTTGCTTGGTAGCTGGGTGGTTAGTAATGCTAGAGAACCTTAATGGATTTTCTTCATCATCCTGACACTGAGCGCCTTCTACATTGTCATTAAGATGCTTTTGCCAATCTTTCAGCTTTGCACTAGAGTTTTTAATCTTTACATAAATGATCATGCCACCATGGTCATCTCGCACAGTCCCTGAACCATAACGCTCATTGAGTTGAATCCATCCACCCCATATGTAGGCAGGACCACTCCAGATCTTGGCCTCACCAATCCACTCAAACTTACCAAATTGATGTTTAACTAAAATATCAATGTGTCCGCCATGTTGTGTATCATGTTCAGCATTATAATTCCTTCCCTTCAAAAAGGTAATTAATACTGCTGTCAATTCATCTTCGCCCCAAAGGTCAGATTGGTACATGTGTTTGTTATTTTCAATTATATGTATAGCGTCATCTATGTCTTTATATAGTTGCTCAACAAATTGTTTTTTAGTGCTTGCAAATTTACGATGTAAAAATCCCTCAATATCAGGATCGTATTTACTTAATGTTATCAAATCTTGCAGGTTGAATTCAGACATGAATGCTCTCCAACAATTTGGTTGGAGTAAAATATGGGAATATTAAGTCTCTATAATTCTCAACTGGCCGACCAGTTTCAGGATGGTAAAAAACTCCTTCAAACAAAGCGGAAGAAATTTCCTCATCATCTAAAGGTACTGGTTCGCTATCATCTGATTCAATAAACTGAAAATGCATATCCAATAGATGAAGTTTATTGCTTGAAAGATAATCTGTCACTTTAAGCAATAATGCTCTGTCAGTTGGCTTTAAATCAAGAATTTCAACACCATTTAAAAGTGTATGATAAGTTATGTGATTGAGTTTTTTAGCATTGTCACTGATCAAAAAGGAAACCACGTCGCGGCACAAATAGAAGACAGGACCTTCAAGGTCATTCTGTATTCTATCGAAAATATCGCGTTTGGTTTCCATTAGATTCTCTATTGTGTAGTTTCAGCCGAAGTGCGTCTTTTTTGAACGATACTTTCCAAAGAAACCAACATTTTCTTAATAACCAATACAACGTCTTCAATTGTAGTACATTTTTCAATTGAAGCCTCATAGAGATGGCTGTTTGGCTTGTCAATCATAGCTCGTTTGCCTGGCAATACTAATTCCACGGAGCGACTTTGGGAAGCACCAATCTGTAAATCCCAGATTTTACCGATCTTGAACTTTGTTAAAATGGGGCTAGCTGACTCTCCTCCGTGATGATAGCTGTCATTACGAAGGCAGCTTTGACCCGGCTTCAGTGTTAAAGAACTGGTATTACCATCTGAGGTTATGAAAGCCATGCGGGAAATCCTGCCATCTTGCTGCTCATAAAGCTCTTGGACTAAACCGAAAAGATCCAAAGGTGAAGGGAGATTGATACCGGTTAAATCCCTTACAAAACGTTCAACTAAAAATTGCTGGCGAGCAGACTCAGTTCGAGGCAAAACTGATAGGTCTACAGTTAGTACTAAGACATTTTCGGAGGGTATGACCATGATTGTGTTGAAACACTGTGTGATGTCGCGAGTTTTACATTTTATCTCACCACCGTTTGCCTTCAGCTCTAAACCTTCATCACTTAGATGAGCTGCATTCAACTCTATGATTTGCGTATAGTATGCTTTAGAAGTGAGGATGGTGGTATCTACCTGTTTTTCGTCGATTAATGTCGTTACGTTTTCAACAAAGTGTAAGTCATTATCCGCAACTAAAAGTTGTTCTTTGGATAGTGGTATTGGATAAGACTGCGTAAAGGCATTATCTTCAGTTTGTAGTGTGCCAAGTGATGACTGAATAGCAAGAAGTTCTTGAGATTCAAGCTTGTAAAGCTTCACTAATCTATTCCCACTCAAAATGAGGCTTTGCCAAACGCCAGAGACAAAAGCTTCAGCTTCGTCATTAGTTGCAGATAATTGACGAAATCTATCTATGAAAGGTTCAAGACCTACGGCGGTTATACCGAGTTCTGTACTCAATAACTGGCGCGCTAGTCTCCAGCCAACTCTGTCAGTGATGTCCTTCAAAGTACTAGTGGTTTGCTCTTGCATAAGCTAGTTTGTCCTACACCTAAAAAATGGTAAAATCATTAGGAAAATTCATAAAAACAAAAATACATGTTTTTATTTTAAAAATCACTAGTGCGGTCCGCAAAAGTACATGTAATGTGATAAGACTGGTCACTTAGCGCAACCGCTTAAACATCAAACCCTGCCGTCCGGCGGGGTTTGTTTTAACAATCCCACACAATACCAAAGGCGCACGCGCATGACGGGCTCATTACCCAAACCATGCGGGGTCTGCACATCCCTGCGCGCCTTTCATATTGTGGAGAATGATGGATAGCTGGTCAGATGGGTGGCACTACACTCTTGACATGGTAAAACTGATTTTGTAAATAAATTATCGCCTGACGTGATCTGTTCACCCGTCCAATCATTCCTCTCATGTCAGGCCGAGAGCCCCGTCACTATGATGGGGCTTTTGTTTTTCTAGATTTATGGCCCTTAGCTCAGCGGCGCGAGCGACCGACTCATAATCGGCAGGTCGCTGGTTCAAATCCAGCAGTGGCCACCAGACAATCCCCGGTCATGACGATGACAGTAATTACCGCTTAGCGTCGGGAATTATTCAAAAGCCAGCCTGAGAGCTGGTTTTTTCGTTTTTGCGCCCAGCCAATCAGCGACAGATGACCTTCACCAGAAGTGGCTGAGGCGCATTTTTATCACCCACAGCAAGCCGCCATCATACCGGTGGCGGGATTAAGTGCATGCCTCCAGAAAAAGACCCGGGCTTTTGGGCCACAGTGATGCTGTGGCTTTACGCCCACAAAACAGAATGGGGATATGCCGGGGTAGCAGGCATGTTTTCACTCCTTCGTAGTGCATATGCAAAAAGCCCGTGGAGCAAGCGGGTTCTTGATGCTGTTTCCTGCAGCGCGCTGGCATTCTTTGCGGCACCAACGTTGCAGGTTGCTGGCGCAATTCTTAACTGGAACATTCCTGACGCTGCTGCACAGGTATTTGCGGTTTACATCGGGTATGTCGGCAACGACTACATAAGCGAGAAGCTTCGCGGATGGATTGCCAGAAAAACGGGAGATACAGATGCAAACCAGCAATAACGGCATAAACCTGATTAAGCGCTTTGAGGGGTTACGCCTGGAAGCATACCGCGACAGCGTTGGCATCCCGACTATCGGCTATGGGCATACTCATGGCGTGAAAATGGGTGACGTCATCACAGGAGCCCAGGCCGATGCTTTTCTTCGGGAAGACCTGCAGGTTGCAGAGCTGACCATTAACACAAACGTGAAGGTAAAGCTGACTCAGGGCCAGTTTGATGCTCTGGCATCGTTTGTATTCAATCTTGGTTCGGGGAACTTCGTAAAATCCACTCTGCTGAAGAAGTTGAACACTGGCGATTATGCCGGTGCCGCAGACGAATTCGGGAAGTGGGTTAACGCTGGAGGTAAAAAATCGCCTGGACTTGTTAAGCGGCGAGCTGCAGAGCGAGAGGTATTTCTCACATGAACCCAATCTCAATGCTCAAAAACTTTGCGCCAGCGATTGTGATAGGCCTTATCTGTCTGGCGCTCTGGATGCTTAACGCCCGCAGCTCTCAGCTTGAGGCGACCAACCAGCGCCTTGAGAAGCTGGCAAACAGCAAAGACGAGCAGATTAATGACCTCCGTTCAAAGAATGATG